TTACATGAGCCAATACAATATCGAATGGAGAATGATATTAGAAGATGGTGTTGAATACGATACAGATGCTAACCAAACTATTTCTGTTAATGAGAGAGAACCTTTACATGGATTTAGAAGACTGGTTAGATAATGGCATTAGAAGTTAAAATTAAAAATAATTCACAAGCAATACAAAAAAGATTTGCAAGAATACAAAGTAAATTCCCAAGCATTATTGAAAAAGGAATTTTACAAGGTGGGTTTCAATTGTTAGATATTATTAGAACCAAAACTGCAAAAGGAATAGATTTTAACGACAGACCATTTGCACCATATTCACAAGGCTATCTAAATAAATTAAACAAAGAGGGTAAATCAACAAAGGTAGATTTATTTTATACTGGTAGAATGATGGGTGCATTAACACCTGGTGGAAGAACAGTTAAAAAAACAGGAACAAATAAAATTACATTAGGATTTTCTAATTCACAAATGAGGCAAAGAGCATTATTTAATCAAGTATTAGGAAAAACAAAACGTGAATTTTTTGGATTTAATGATAGAACTGCTAATATTATTAGAAAACAATTTAATAGATTTGTTCAAAAAGAATTTAGAAGGATGGGATTATGAGTGTAAGAGAAAATATAGCTTCTAATTTATTGTCAGTTATTTCTAGTATATCTAGTCCAGCAATTAAAAAAGCTACTAGACAACCTTTTATATTAGACGAATTATCAGAACAACAATACCCAGCAGTAATTGTGCAAACTTCTGAAGAAGTAAGAGATGATGTTGAATTAGGAAGTGGTGCAAGAACTAGAACTGGTACTATTGATTTTGTCATACTTGGATTTGTAAAAGGTGCAGAAGTAAATATTGATACTAAAAGAAACGAACTAATAACAGCAATAGAAACTGAATTAGAAATAGATATTACAAGAGATGGTAATGCTTTAGATACAGAAATCATATCTGTAGAAACTGATGAAGGTAGCTTATTTCCAGTTGGTGGAATAAGAATGACTGTCAGATGTATGTATGAATATTTAGCTGGTACTCCATAATGAAATTACAAAAATTAATTAATAAATTTGAAAGTAAAATGGAAACAATTGAAAAATTGACAGATGAAATTTCTTTAGTTTGCATAGACACTAGAAATATTTTAGACAAAATTAATGAAATAGCTGATAAAGATGATATTGAAGAATATCCAGAATTAGATCATTTTAATAATTTAGATGAAGAAGATATTGACGAAGAAGACGATAAATAGTAAAAGGCATTATGGCTAAAGATATTAAATTATACAAAGGTAGTTCAGAAATAGTTATTAATGAAACAAACCTTGAACATTATTTAAAACTTGGCTATAAGGAAGAACAAATTAAACCAAAATCAAACAAGGACAAAAAGACATGGCAACACATCACGGAAAAGAAGGAGTTGTAACAGTTGGTGGAACAGCGATGGGCGAAGTTACTTCGTTCACACTAGAAACTACTGGAGATGTTGTAGAGGATACAGCTTTAACAGATGGAACTAAATCATTTGTAGCTGGAAGAACTTCATTCTCAGGAACAATCGAAATGCACTTTGACGAAACTGATACTCAACAAGAAACTTTATTAGCTGGTGCTTCAATAGCTTTTGTATTATTACCAGAAGGTAATACTGCAGGAGATGCAAGTTATTCAGGAACTGGTATTATTACTGGTATGAGTATTAATAACTCAATGGACGCAATTGTTTCAAGAACTGTAACATTTCAAGGAACTGGTACTTTAACTGTAGGAACTGTATAATCTAATTTATGTCAGTTATCGATAGAGTTAAATCTCATTTTGAAACTCTTAAAACTATTACTATTGAAGTTGAGGAGTGGAAAGATGAGCATGGAAATCCTAGTGTTTTTTATTCAGAGCCATTAACACTTGAAGAAAAAAATATAATCTTTAAAAAATCTAATAATTTTCAAGATTTAACTATTCTTGTAGATTTGCTTATAATGAAATTGCAAATTAAAAATGAAAAAGGAGAAATGATAAAGGCTTTTAATCCTGAAGATAAATTTGCATTAAGAAAAAAAGCAGATACAAATGTTATATCATATATTGCCAATCAAATTCTTCTAGATACTAGTCACGAGGAAGCTGAAAAAAAGTAGATAGCGACCCTGATGTTAGGTCGCTTTTAGTTGTTGCAGATAGATTACACATCACAATCCAAGAAGTTTTAGATATGCCAGTTAGCCATTATAATTTATGGTTAGCATACTTGAAAAAAGAACAAGAACAGTATAAAACAAAACAATCATTAGCTGATGCAAGGAATTTAAAATAATGGCAAATCAAAGACTTAATATAGATATTGTAGCAAAGGATAAATCCAAACAAGCTCTAAATAGTGTTCAAGGTGCTTTATCTAAATTAAGAGGTGCTGTATTTAATTTACAAAATGCTTTTATTGGTCTTGGTGCTGGATTGGTTGCTAGAAATTTAGTTAATACAGGAAAAGAATTAGAAAATTTAAGAGTAAGATTAAAGTTTTTACTTAAAGATACAAATGAGGGTGCAAAAGCATTTGATAATATGGTTACTTTTGCTTCTAAAGTACCATTTTCTCTTGAAGAAATACAATCTGGTTCAGGTATATTAGCAACAGTAACAGATAATGCTAATGATCTTCAAAAAATGTTGGAGATAACAGGTAATGTTGCGGCAGTTACTGGATTAGATTTTAGAACAACAGCAGAACAAATACAAAGATCATTTAGTGCTGGTATAGGTGCGGCAGATTTATTTAGAGAAAAAGGTGTTAGAAATATGCTTGGCTTTCAAGCTGGTGCAACAGTATCTATTGAAGATACAGTAATGGCATTTGAAAAAGTATTTGGTAAAGGTGGAAGATTTGGAAAAGCAACAGATGAATTAGCACAAACTTTTACTGGAACTTTATCAATGATTGGAGATAAAATATTTAGTTTTAAAAAGACTATTTTAGAAGCTGGATTATTTGAAAGTCTTAAAAAAGAATTTGGTGCATTAGATAAATTTTTAGAAGAAAATTCAAAACAAATAGATCGTATAGCAGAAGATATTGGTATTGCGTTAGGCTTTGCAATTAAAAAGGTTGCTGATTTTGTAATTATTTTAAGAGATAATATGGATAAATTTGCAGTTATTGTAAAAGGTTTAATCGCTATTAAAGTTGTTTCACTATTTATGTCTTTAGGAAACGCAATTATGTTTTCAGCAAAACAAATGGCAAAATTTTCTATTGCAAGTTTAATGAGTGTAAAAGGTATTAAAAGTCTTGTTGTACTAGTTGCTAAAGGTGGTGCTTTATATGGTGCTTTTAAAGGTATTGATAAATTATTTGAAGAAACAGCAGAAAGTTTTAACGATTTTGCAGATGGAGTTAGAAACACTTTACCTGATACAAGAGATTTATACAAAACTATGGTTCAAACAAAAAAAGCAATTTTTGATACAGCAAAAGCAGAAGAAGCTATTGCACAAGCTAAAGAAAAAGAATTAAAATTACAAAATTTTTTACTAGAAGAAACAAACCAAAAAAGATTAAGATTTCATGAATTAGAAACAGAGGGAGTTAAAAAATTTAAAGAACAAAATGATATTCAAGGTCAAGTATTACAAAAAATAAAAGATCAAAATGCAGAATTTTCTTTGTCATCAGAAATAGTAAGTACAATCACATCATTTACAAGTAAAATTTCAAGATCAATAGCAGAAGCAGTTGTGCTTGGTAAATCTTTAAATATGTCATTTAAACAATTGGCACAAGGAATCATGGTAGATATTTTGTCAAAAATGATTGAAAGAATAATGCTACTTACAATAGAAAAATTTATTATAGAAAAAATATTTACACAAGATACAAAAAAATTAGATATGGAAAAAAATATTACAAAAGAAAAAAAGAAACAAGTTATGTATCAAGCATTACTTCTAGCTATGGGTGGTGGTGGTGGTTCTGGTAGTGGTTTAAAATTATTTGCAAAAGGTGGTGCTGTATCTAAAAATCAACCAGTCGTAGTTGGAGAACGTGGCCCAGAACTTTTTATACCAAACCAAACAGGACAAATAACTCAAAATGCTAGAGGAACTGGTGGTGGACAAACTACAGTTAATTTCAATATCAATACATTAGACGCATCTGGCTTTGAAGATTTATTAGTTAGATCAAGAGGAACTATAACTTCTATTATTAACAATGCAGTTAATGAAAGAGGAGAAAGAAGTCTAATATAATGGCTGGTGCATTTCCAATATCAACTGCTAAATTTGAATCTTTAGGAATAAAGTCAATTCAAAATACTATTATTTCTAAATCTGTTTCGGGTAAGAAACTTGCAAGACAAATAGATGGTCAAAGATGGGGATTTACTGCTAGAATAATTACAGCTAAACGATCTGATGTTTATGGAGAACTAATGGCATTTATAATTAAACAAAGATCAGGCAAAGAAAATTTTACAATAATCCCACCAGAAGTCGAAGATGCTAGAGGTACAGCTAGTGGTATACCAACTGGAACAGCTAGTGCTGGTGCTACATCTATTACATTAGGTGGAACTGGAACTGGCACATTAAAAGCTGGAGATTTTATTAAGTTTGCTAATCATTCAAAAGTATATATGGTCGTTGCAGATCAATCAGATATTTCAACTGGAACTCTTACAATAGAGCCACCTTTAACTACAGCAGTTTCTTCATCAAATATTCAATATGATGATGTTCCATTTACTGTTTATTTAAATAACGATATTCAAGAATTTGGAGTAGTAGGTGCAGATAAAGATGGTAATGCTTTATATCAATTTGAATTTGATGTAGAAGAAGCATTATAGATGACAAAATATTTAGTGAAACATTGGGTCACTGCTGATTTTATTGCTGAAAAAGTAGTAGATGAAACTGAATTAGATCAAACTAAAAATGATTTAAGATATAATACTATTCCTAATGGAAGTTTTAGTTTTGTTATGGTAAAAGATAGCGAGAAAGTATTAAGAACAACTTACGAGAAATATGACGAGAAACTTAACAACAGCGATAAAGAACGCATTAGCAACAAATGATATTAGACCAGTACATCTTATCACTATTGGGTTCAGTACTCCTGTTAATATTACTGATTGTTCTTTTTCGCTAACATCAGATGTTTCTGGCTCGTCAGTTACTTATAATTCATCAGATTTTATTATGGGTTTATCAGAGTTTTCCGAACAAACTGATATATCAAAAACAAGTGTTAAATTAACTTTATCTGGTGCTGAACAATCTTTTATATCCATAGTATTAAATGAAAATATAACTAATGATGAAGTTACTATTTTTAGAGGTCTATTAGATAGTTCTAATGCACTTATTGATGACCCTATTATTTTATACAAAGGTAATATTGAAAACTTTTCTATTCAAGAATCTGGTACTACAAGTAATGTAGTATTATCTATTGTATCTCAATGGGCTGACTTTGATAAAAAGAATGGCCGTAAAACAAATAATACATCACAGCAAAGATTTTTTAGTACAGATGTTGGAATGGATTTTTCATCTGAAACTATTAGAAATATTAAATGGGGTAAAGCATAATGCAAAGTGTAGTTAATTTTTATAAGCAATTTAATAAATACAAAAATCATAATGTTATTGAATTATCTCATCATGTAGAGCCATCAATACAAGCTAATCAATACAAAGTATTTAGAGATGATAAAGGTATCTTTGGTTTTGTGAATTGGGCTTTTTTAAATGAAGAAAATGAACAGAATTATAAATCAAATGCAAAAATAAATAAAGACCAATGGCAAAGTGGAGATAGACTTTGGTTACATGATATTCTTATATTAAGAAATGCAAGAATAGTTATGTCATGGGTTTATAATCATTTCAAAAACTTTCTAAAAACTAATCAATGTATTAATTGGTTAAGATTAGATGATAACAATAATATTTACAGAGTAGCAAGTAAATACAAAAGGGAGTTTCATAAATAATGGGTGGTGCAGTAGAAACAGTAACTAACGTTGTTAAAACAGCAGTTCCAGTAGTAAGTAAATTTTTTGGTGCAAATCCATTACTTAGTTTAGGTGCAACTTTATTTTTATCATGGGCATTAAGACCAAAAGTGCCTGATATACCTGATTTTGCAACTAACGAATTTGATGAATTTGAAAAAGGTATTTTATTAAACAAACAATCTAATGACTCTAATATTCCTGTAGTATATGGAGAAAGATTACTTGGTGGAACTAGAGTATTTGTAGAAACTTCAGGAACAGATAATGAATTTTTATATGTAGCTTTAGTATTATCAGAGGGAGAAATAAATTCTATAGAAGAAATATTGATTGATGATACACTTGTTACTTGGACAGGAAGTTTAACTGATGGAACAATTAGAAATGTAAGTAGTGGAGATAGCAAATTTTATAAAGATGGAGTAAGCTATATTAGAGTAGAGCCACATTTTGGAACTGATAATCAAACAGCATCATCATTATTATCAACTTTATCTTCTTGGGGTTCTAATCATAGGTTGCGTGGACTTTGTTATCTTGCATTAAGGTTTAAATGGAATCAAGATATATTTAGTGGTTTGCCTACAATACAAGCTAGAATAAAAGGTAAAAAAGTTAAAACTTATAATGCAAGTTTAGTAGAACAATCTCCAAGTTTTCAAACTAATCCAGCATGGTGTATTTTAGATTATTTAACAAATACTAGATATGGAAAAGGTTTATCAACTTCAGAGATAGATTTACAAAGTTTTTATGATGCTTCATTAATTTGTGAAACACAAGTAACACCATATTCAGGTGGAAGTGATATTAATATTTTTGATTGTAATACAGCAGTAGATACATCAAGAACTATTATAAACAATTTAAGAGAAATGATTAAAGGCTGTAGAGGTTATATTCCATTTTCACAAGGTAAATATAGTTTAGTTATTGAAACAACTGGAACTGCAAGTGTAACATTAACTGAAGATGATATTATAGGTGGTTATACTTTAGCAATTCCACAAAAGAATGAAAGATATAATCGTGTAATATGTTCATTCATCAACCCTGATCGTGGATTCCAAGTTGATGAAGTTCAGTTTCCACCTATTGATGATAGTGGATTACCTAGTGCAGATCAACACGCAACAATGAAAACTGCTGATGGTGGTTTTTTATTAGAGGGTAGATTTCAATTTCCAACATTAACAAGCGAATATCAAGCTGAAGAAATGGCAGAAGTTATTTTAAGAAGATCAAGAGAGGCTTTAGGATTATCTTTAAATGTAGCTTTTAAAGGTTATGAATTAAATATTGGAGATATAGTTAATATTACACATTCATCATTAGGTTTTTCTGCAAAGCCATTTAGAGTTTTAGGAATTACTTTTAACAATGATTATACTGTTGGATTAAGTTTAGTAGAACATCAAGATAGTCATTATACTTGGGCAACAAAAACACAAGCACCAACTATACCAACAACTAACTTACCTGACCCATTTACAATTCAACCACCATCATCTGTTACTTTAACTGACGATCTTGTAGAATATAATGACGGAACAGTTATTACTCGTTTAAATGTTTTAATTGGTGCATCAACTGACCAATTTATAGATCAATACGAAGTAGAATTAAGACAAGATACTGATAGAAATGGTACAGCAGTTGTAGATGATTTTAAAGTTGTTGGTAGAGGTATTGCATTAAGACACCAAGTATTGAATGTAATTGATAATGCCACCTATACAATCAGAGTTCGTGGAATAAATGCTTTAGGAGTTAAATCTACATTTGTTACTGCACAAAGACAAATTATTGGTCAAACAGCAGTTCCAAGTGATGTAGAAAACTTTGCAATTAATGTTCTTGGAGATCAGGCTTTGTTGAGTTGGTCGGCTATACCTGACCTCGATCTCGATTACTATGTGTTAAAATTTAGTACAGATTTAGTTAATCCAACATGGCAAAACTCTATTGACTTAATAGATAGAATTGCACGACCAGGCACAAGTGTAACTCTACCCTTACTTACAGGCTCCTATCTTATCAAAGCACAAGATAAACTAAGTAACCAATCTTCTAATGAAACTATTGTAACTACTAATATTGCATCAGTAAATTTTGTTAATCAAACTACAATTAATGAACATACAGCATTTACAGGAACTAAATCTGGTGTTGAATTAGTTACTAGAGATTCAACTAATTATATTGGATTAACAGCCACAGGAACTATTGGAGATACTGCAACTAGAGTTCCAGCAACAGGAACTTACGAATTTGCAAACACAATAGATTTAGGTGCAAAATTTAAAGGACAATTTACAGCATCAGTTGTTCAATTTATTGAAGATGTTTCAGAAGTTATTGATAATGGAAGACCAACAGCAACTACCTTATTTGATGATGGAAGACCAAACCCATTTGATGGTACAAGTTCAGGAGATGCACATACTATATTAGAGATTTCAACAAGTGATGATAATATAACTTATTCAGCATTTAAAGCATTTA